AAAAATTAGACGATTCGCGTGATATTTACGAGTTGGTGGCAAACATGGGAGCCAGAAGGCAGAGGGCTTGTATCCTTGCCATTATTCCAAAGGATGTTATTGATTCGGCGGTTGAAGAGTGCGACAAGACATTAGCCGGTAAAAACACAGAGCCAATCATTGACCGCATTAAAAAGATGTTCGATAAGTTTAAGGAATTTGGCGTAACTAGGGAAATGATCGAAAAGAGAATTGGGGTTGGGTTAGACAGTTTTACAGAGAAGGACGTTATTGCCTTAATCAAGGTCTACAACAGCCTGAAAGATGGCATAGGGAAGCGCGAGGACTTCTTTGAAGCGGACAAGCCCAAGGCCGAGACGGATACCCTTGCCGAAGAATTCAAGCAGCAACAAGGACAGAATAACGCCTCTGCAAACGGATTATTTAACGAGGCAGAGAGTAAGGCACTGGATGCTGAGTTAGCGGCTAAGGAGGGTAAAAATGGGAAGAAATGATTTTGTTCTTGCCCATGACAACTATCATAGCCTAGATGCGAATAGGGCATTTATGAGCAGGGGGCAATACCTTGACTTTTTGAAGTGCGAAGCTGCTACGGTGGCTTCACTTCGAGGAGAATGGGTAGAGGGAGCGTCAACAGCTTTGTTGGTCGGAAGTTACGTGCATAGTTGGAACGAAAATAAGCGATCTGAATTTATTGCGGAGCACCCTGAAATGTTTAAGCGGGATTTAAGCCTCAAAGCCGATTACGCCCTGGCAGACAAAATGATTGAAACCCTACAGAATGACCAGTTGGCAATGTACACGTTAGAAGGCGAAAAAGAAGTTATTCTGGTAGCCGAAATGTTCGGATGCTGGTGGAAAGTAATGCTGGATGCCTACAACCCCGAAAGGCAAAGAATTGCCGATCTGAAAACAACACGAAGCATAACGGAGCATTACTGGAACGGCGAATTCAAAACGAAAGTAAGTTTCGTCGAGCAGTACAACTATGTTACCCAAGCTGCCGTGTACTGCGAGGCAGAGCGAATAGCGCATGGCAGAGAACCAGGGGATTGGTACGACTTCTACATCGTTGCAGTAAGCAAACAGGACTATCCCGATAAGGCCGTTATAGATATGCGAGGGCCGGAGCGTTATGTAGTAGAGCTTGCCGAGATCGAGACCAACATGCCGCGAATTCTAGCGGTGAAGAATGGGAAAGCGGAAGCAAAACGGTGCGAGAATTGTAATTATTGTCGGGCTACTAAGCAATTAACAGGAACTATTCATTATTCAGAACTTTAAAGGGGGTAATTATTATCAATAAATGTCAATTATCGGGCCGCGCGGTACGCGAGCCGGAACTCAAATACTCAAAAAGCGGTAAAGCCGTATGCTCATTCACATTAGCGATTCGCAGGGACTTCAAAAATCAAGATGGAGAATACGAAAGCGATTTCCTTAACTGCATCGCCTTTGGAAAAACAGGCGAGTTAATTGCGGAATACGTCAAGAAAGGCAGTCTGTTCCCGGTATGGGGAAAAATCCAAACCAGAAACTACAACGACAAAGAGGGGAATAAGCGTTACGTTACCGAGATTATAATTGAGGGATTTGACTTCCCGCCAAAAGACAACAACAGTTCAACAAGCCCGAACAACTCAATCGGGCGTGAAGTGAGTTTTGACGATGGGGATTCTATCCCATTTTAAACGGAGGCATAAATGACTTGTGCGAATGTTTTAAAGGAGGATGAACATGAAAATAAATGAGGTATTCGAGAGATTAATGAATAATCGTGATGAGGTTTATGAAGCGATTGATGAGTATGGACAAAAATTGGAACTGTGTATCAGTAGCCGTAAATATTGCAGGTTCCAAATAACGAGTAAGAACGGTACCAAAATAGACCCTTCCCTTGGCGGTGGTGGATTTAGCGGCAACATCAAGTCTGACTACGATTGGTATTTAGTTCGCAAACCGGTCACATTTATGAAGGCTATCAATAGCGGAAAGCGGATTAGGGCTGAAAATTGGGCGAATTTCCACACATGGAATGAAGCGTTGGACATTTTGAGAGCTTGTGCGAATGGGCAGGCATTAGGTCGCATCAACGGCAAATGGCTGATCGAATAAAATAGCAGGAGGCTAATCCTTCCTGCTGGCTGAATCTTTATACTTTTTTATTCCTTCTTTTACGAAATACACGATCTGCTGACTTATTGACCGTTCTTCCTTCTCTGCAAGTTCGGTCACTTCTTTCAATAACTCATCATCAATCGTTATCGTCATTCTTACTTTAGCCACGTTCATGCACCTCCAATAATTGATTATAACATAGTTTACCCAAATAAAAATAAATGTATTCATATCGAAGAGGAAATATGCCAGAACGCTTGTATTCGAGTCGTAACGATGATACAATAGAGATGGAAAATCAAATGAGAGGAAGATTAAATAATGCAAGGAATCAGAGCCACAATCACGATGGACGAAGAGTTCTATAAGGAAATAACTGATCTTTCCAAGAAGGAAGAACGGTCATTCTCTAATCAGATAATTTACTTAGCCAAAAAGGGGAAGGAATTGACTAAGGTTAAAGGCACAAAAGATGAGTAACTAATTTCAAGGTACAGGAAGTGGTTTAAATGTCGAAATTATTAATAAATGAACCTCCATTACAATTACTCCCAAGCCTAGCGGTTGAAATAGGCTTAAATGAATCATTGGTGATTCAGCAAATCCACTATTGGATACAAAAAAATGGAAAAATGATAAATGGCAAGCCTTGGACATATAACAGTTACCGAAATTGGCAAAAACAATTCCCCTTTTGGTCAGAGAGTTCAGTCAAAAGAGTGTTCCAATCATTAGAAGAAAAAGGATTATTGATTTCTGGGAATTATAACAAGTTGCCGATGGATAAAACCAAATGGTACGCGATCAATTACGAACGATTGGACGAAATCGAACAACGAATAGACGAAAACGTCCAAGCATTGTGTCAACTTGACCCGACCATAGTGTCAACTTGCACCGACGAAGAGGTCAATTTGACCCGACCAATAACTGAGACTACTACTGAGACTAACCCTGATATATATATAGAAGATTTTTTTAAAACCGTTTGGGGCCTTTACCCTAACAAGCATGGCGTAGGCAAAGTTGGTAAAAAGAAAAAAGTAGAACTTTATAAAGTTGGCATAGAGAAAATAACAAACTGCATCAATCTCTATGTTAAGCACGTAGAAGCACAACGCAAAGCAGGATTCGATTTACAGTATCAGTATGGTAGCACATTTTTCAACAGTGGGTATAAGGATTATTTGAGTGGTCCGAGTACGCCTAAACGTGAACCCGTAAAACTAACTATCATCGAAACTGATTACCTCAACCAATAGGGAAGTGGAGTCTATTGAATGACATAGAAGCAATTCAGCAGATCAAATTAAATTATGGACAAGCTGCCGAAAATATCATTGCTTCGGGAATCGGATTACAGAGTAAGGGTAAAAAGTATCATTGCCCAAATATTTACAAGCATAAACACGGCGATAAAGACCCCTCACTAAGTTGGGACCCAAAGGCATTTCAATTTCATTGCTTCACTTGTGGCATGAATATTGATATTTACGGCTATTACAGGGACCATTTGAACTATCCACACCAAGAGGTGTTAAGAGAACTCTTAGGAACAGCAGACTATAAGATAACTTCAATGCAGACCAACAGGGATACATTTTCCAAGGAATTAGCTAACGTGAAGCCTATAACACGGGAATGTATCGACTACATCAAGGTTAGGGGGCTAACGGAACAAACAATATCCAAATTCAAGTTAAAGTCCTATAGGGGCGCGATAGCTTTTCCTTACTTCAGGTTTGAGGCATTAGTGGGGTATAAGTTAAGAAAGCCTATAAAGGACCCTCCAAAACCTAAGCATACATCTATACCTGGTTCCAAGCCTTATCTATTCAATTCACAAAACATAGTAATGGGAACAGAACTCATTATTTGTGAAGGCGAATTTGATTGTATGTGTATTAGCCAATGCGGATACGACAATGTGGTTAGCGTAGGAGCAGGAGCTAATAGTATGTCGGTGTTACTGGAACAAGCAAAGGAATTCTTGAACAGTTTTGAAATCTTGATAATTGTTTCCGACAATGATGAATCCGGCAGCAACATGGACAAAACATTTCTGAATATGTTCGGAGATAAGGCGAAACTGATCGACAAGAGGCTCTATGCCAAAAATGACATCAATGAAGAATACATAATGCTTGGCAAAGAGAAAATCGTTCAGTTAATCGAAAGCGCAAGATTCAAGATTGAGGGAAGGAGAGACTTAGACAAAGACCCATACAGGGGGTTAAAGAGTCTTACCGGCAGATATATCCCAACCGGGTTAAACAAAGTCGATGATGCCCTAAATGACTTAGCACCAGGTTGTGTGACATTAATAGCAGGACGTTCTAACGGAGGAAAAACAACTCTTACTAAACAGATCATAGCTAACGCAATAGATAAAGGAAACAGAGTTTACCTAATGTCCGGTGAGGGCAATACAGAAAAAACCATCAACGAAATATATCAATGTATAATCGGCAGACAACCAAACTATTACAACACTATTAAGATTAACAAACGATTTCATAAGGAGCCAAAGCCAGAAGTCTTAGAGGCATTGCGGAAATGGCATAAGGGAAAATTAACATTATTCAATAAGGGAGAGTCAAAACTAAAAACTATTGACCAGCTTTTCAAAATGATTGAAGTAGAAATAAAGATTAATGAGTTTGACTTGATAGTTATTGATAACCTTATGAGCATTCTTTCCGTACAAGCATCAGAGAAACTAGAGGCACAAGCTGATTTTCTGCAAAGATGCCACGATTTAGCAGACTTGTATCATAGGCACATTATTTTAGTATTGCACCCAAATAAAACATATAAAAAGGGTGACGATATGGATTTTGAGCAGATCAGTGGCTCGTCGGATATTAGCAATAAGGCCGACAATATCATATCTGTCA